CCTCAATGACTCGTGCAGTTGAAGGAACTGCTGCCGCACATAGTAGTGGTGCAACGGTTGAACTGTATATGTTGAATGGAATTCCTTTGACAGAAATCAATAAAGAACATGTAGGTATTGCAGATATTCAGATTGACTCGTATACTATTTCAACGACAACTGCTGCAACATCTGATGGAACAAAGGGTGGAAGTTCTGTAACTGCAACTGAGAACGCATTGCTTGATACAATGCAAACTCTGGTTCCAGTAATTGAACATCCAGATACAAGTATTTCTGCAAAGACAAGAACAACTTCTGGAACATCTCCAAGTGGTTCTCAACAGTCGTTTGTTAAACAATCACTGTCACAAGCACAGACTGTTCCAATTACAGATAACTTCTATTTTGAAGACCCTAAAATTATTTGTTCACCAGTAAACGAAACAAACGAATTGTCTGGTAATAAATCTTTTGAACTTATCTTTACGATGACTTCTAATAAAGAAAACTTGTCACCTATTGTTGACTTGGATAGAAAAACAGTGGTTGCAGTTGCTAACCGTTTGGATAATGTGGATACTTCTTCGGATGTATATCCTGCCGCAGAATTTGTTTCTGCAACAGAACCAGATGGTGATTCAAATGAGGCAATCTATATCACTCGTAAGGCACAGTTGAAAACTCCTGCTACATCTATTAAAGTATTCTTGGATGCAGTTAAGTTTGATAGTGCGACAATTGAAGTCATGTATAAAGTTCTTCGTTCAGACGATGCATCTGACTTTGATGAAATTGGTTGGACATACTTTAATGATACTGGTGCCCCAGATACAAATGTAAACGCATCTGTGGACATTGATGATTTCATTGAGAGAGAATACTCTGCAAGTAACCTTTCTGAATTTATTGCATTCGCAATTAAGATTCGTCTTCAAGGTATTAACTGTGCAGAACCTCCTCGTATTAAAGACCTTAGAGCAATCGCACTGGCAACGTAATATGACAGAGTATTTAAAAGTAAAAGATTATCCTCACCTCGTTAGAGACTTAAACTCTCGTGCGATAGTGAATACAGACGTGTCTGCATATGAGACTGCTGTTGCAAGAGCAAAAGCAAGAAAAGAACAAAGAGATGAGTTGAGGGATGCGGTGAGAGACATAAATAATCTAAAGTGTGAGATGCATGAAATTAAAAATCTCTTATTGAAAATAGTGGATAAAAGTTAATGGCAGACCGTAATACCCCAGCAAGTTTTACTCTTGAAGAGTGGAGAGTTGAGTTCAATGAACTGGCAACTGATGTCGGTGACATTGCGAATCTTCCTGCCACTGTCAATGGTAATGCAGTAACAGATATTATTGAAGCAGTTGCAGAATTGCAAAGTGGACTTTCAACAGTTCTTTTGCCTAACGTAATTGACTTTGATGATTCAACTGGCCCATCTACTTACAGAGTAAAGTTCGGTGATTCTGATGATTTACAACTGTATCATGACGGTAGTAATTCTATCATTGCTCATGATGGAACTGGTGTTCTTAATGTAGATTCAACCAGTGGGGTAGAACTACAATATGGTTCGTCTACAAAACTCGCAACGACAAGCACTGGCGTTGACATTACTGGTAACTTGGATGTTACTGGTAATATTACATTGGGGGGAAACATCACTGTTGGTGATGCAGACACCGATGAAATCAATTTCAATGCAGATTTAACATCTGACATTGTTCCAAATGTAACCGCAACGTTTGACTTGGGTGCATCTGGAAAGGAATGGCAAAACATCTATCTTTCTAACGGACTGATTGATAATAATGGCATTACATTAACATTCCCAGTCAATAGTGGTTCTGTTGCAACAGAAGGTTTTAGTGTTGCAATGGGTATTGCTCTTGGGTAAGACTTATAAATAAAGGTATAAACAAAGGAAAAAATCAGAATGGCAAACAATTTTAAAAATTCATTCGCAACAAGTGTTAGCACTTCTAGTGGGTCTCCTACTACAGTCTACACTGCGAACAATGGTTCTGCC